ATGAAAGGTATATGTGGGCTTGCGCCAGATATAAATCAATGCCCTAATTACAATGTAGATACGGGGAGCTGTGCTTCCAATAATAATGTGTGCGGATTTTTTAGGGAATTAGTTGAGAAAAAGGAAGAAAAGACAGAGTACAAAAGAAAACCAAGATGGTACGAACGGTATTATAAGAGGTAGGGATATGGTTGCCCTACCTTTCCTTATTTGCTCTGAAAGCTCTAGATACTGCAGCACGCCATCTTGACCTGGCAATCGCACACATAAACAAAATTATACATAACAGAAAAGGCAGAACCGGAATTCCGGATATCTGCCTTACTTAAACTTTGAACAATGCTACGCTTTGTATCCATACTGATTGTATATATGAAGTACACACTCCAGATCATAATTATACCTGCCCCAAAGTATTCAAAAGTTTGTACAGGTAGACAATTTTAGCTATTCATTCAAAGTATATAAAAATTACGATTTCTTTTAATCTGCTATAGAGTATTAAAATCACCAAGTAAATTTTTTTCAATAATATTTGTGTTTTCTAAATAATTTATATAATTCAATATATCTTTTTCTGTAAATCTATTTGCCTTGTTATCTGACCATTCTCGAAAACGATTAATAAGACTATCTTCATTATTTTCTTTTCCATTTTGTATAAGATATAATACTGTAGCAATCCCTTCTAAATCCTTATTTAAAGTAATATTATTCACATAATCAGTAGACTTTTTTATAGCAGGATTTATTTTATCCAATTTTTTATCCAATTTTTCGCTACATATAATTTTATAAACCATACTATACGTTTCATCAGTAGATCTTAAATTATAATATTTTTGATAGGCTCCGATATCTTTAGCAATTATATTTATTGCATAATCATAAGGTCCAAATTTATACTTATCAAATTTAAAATAATTTTCTCCTAAAAAATAATTTAAAAAATACGCTGACTTCTGAAGTCTTAATTCTGATACCTTGGCCAAGTTCATCTTTAAATTCATGATAACAAGACTAGATAGATGCAGTTCAGGGGCTTCTTTAGGTTTTTGCTGAAAGTTATACGATGGTTCATATATTAAAAAATCATAAGAATCTTCTAAATTATCTAAACTCTCTAATATTAACTTTTTTACGATTATCCAATCTAAGCCGCCATTACCACATCCTAAAGGTGGGATAGCTATAGTCTTTACATCTAATTTGGGCAATAGTTGTACAAAAGCCTTCAAACCATCTTCTATATAATTAATTTTTGAAGACGCTCTCCATTTGTCTTTCGTTGGAAAATTAATTATGGTTATGCCATCTTCAATAAAGTAATGAACTTTACCTACTTTTAATTGCCCGGATTTACAAGCTTGTATATAGTTTTTGTTATTCTCAGGAAAACGCATTTTAAATTGATAAGCCACACCTTTTCCCATAAATCCTTCACAATTTACTGTATTCAATAGGCAATCAGCTCCTGAAGCGAACATATCACCAGTAACTAATTTTATCACTAAAACCCTTCTTTCTATTTCTTTGCAATAAAATAATTAGGACTTAAATTTATATATGGTGGTTTTCTTATACTATATTTATCAAACAGACTTTCTACCACCCCTTTGTCCTTTTCCGTTCTGACAGTTACGTTAATAAAATCGTAAATAGATAAATCACCATCGTAAATACATTCAGCCAAGCAAACTTCCTTGCACTCATGATCAGAATAGCAACGTTGTTCCATTGTATCCCAATCTATTTCAGTCATGCCACCATCATATGTATAGATTCTAAATGGAGCCATATTTAATGGATGTCTAGGAATAATTTCAAACCCCATCTCTCGCGCCACAGTCCTTTTAACACATAGATAAACAAAATCATCTTCAGGGTGGCTCTTTTGCACATCCCCATCAAATGGATTGTTTGAAAAGAAATGAAACGGAACATAATTATCTAAGCCATGTATAGATCTAAATGATAAAATTTCCGGATTAGCCACATCTTCAAATTTAAGTTCTTCCTCAAACAACCTATTCCTAGATAACAAACCATATTTAAGTATGTTTTCCATATTCTTTAACTCTGTTAAATGATATAACAGTTGTCCATCTCGTATTCCCATATTCTTCCCCCTAATTTAGCCTTTGTATTCACTCATATCCTAATTATTACATTTATAATGAAAAATAGCAATATCATTATTTATATTTTTCCTACACAATAAAGCAACATCATTTTTACTTAAATACTCTTGGATACTGCAATGCTCCATCCTGATCCGGCGTGAGCGTCACCGGCTTCACAATCATTTTGCCGTCACCGTCCAGACAATAAACCTTTCCGGATTCAGCGATCAGAGTACCTTTGAGCATAACACCATCTGCATTAAGATAATACCAATCCCCCTTGTATTGATACCATGTACTTGTGACCATCGTTCCGGCGCCGTTAAACCAGTACCACTTGTCCTGATCCTGAAGCCAATCATTCCGGACCGGAAGGCCGGTATCGCCATTGTAGAAACGCCATCCGCCGTCCTCCTGGATCCATCTGGATTTCTTCGCCGGCGCCGATACCAGAGCAGCCTTAAAGCTGTCCCAGGTATGCTGAGTGTGATTCCATACATAAGGATTTGGACAAATCTTCCCCGTAACATCATGATGGCGGATCACCCGGTCCACAGGTATGTTATATTTCTCCATAAGCTCCTTGGTCAACTCGATCGCTGCCTTTACTGTAGCCTCCTCAAAGTACCAGTCCCGGCTTGTGTCGGCCAAATTTCCACTGCTATTTCTAACACACATTTCAATACCAATACTGTTCTGGTTCCTGCATTCCGGGTGGGTGTAGGCTTTTGCCCCACAATGCCATGCAATATCCTTTTCCTCAACGGATTGCCATACTTCCCCATCAAACCCAACATAATAATGCGCGCTGGCCCCAATGTATTGGGAGGCATAGTATTTACAGTTAGCCTCTGCTCCTCCAAGAGCTCCTACATAGTGGATTACAATGTACTTAATGCGATCTGCAGTACCGGCATTATAGTTATAAGGTGTAAGTAATTTTTTGATCTGCATATTTTCCCTCCAATTAAAAAAGGCCCAGGTAATCACCCAGGCCCAAAAGTTTTGATGTTACAACGGCGTCATGTATTATCCGGTAGCTCGTCCGTGTACTGGGACAGAAACTTCTTTATAAACTCCCAGAGTTTCTTAACCGGCAGACCACATAAAGTCATATTTTTAAGAATGCTTACCAACTCATAAGCAATGTACAGGAGACCGAAAAACTCGGCCACACCAATACCGGATACCGGCAGATACCCACGGACTGTTTCCGGAATAAACCCGATCAGATTAAGATGTACTATCTGATCAAGAATCAGCAGGAATGCCAGAGACGCCACCATTGAGATCTTCCGGATTGCTCCATCGATTCCAAAGCAACTGTTAAACTTATGCTCCTTAACCGCTCTGATGCAGCCGAAACATGTATCCATCACTACTGCTAATATTACCAGTTTAATAATAGGGCTTCCCCATGCCAGGGCAAGCAATTCCATAATTTTATCCACTTCCATTTTCCTCACGCTTTCTTATATTCGTTCCCGGTGATATCCAGGTATTCTTTCTCTGTGATCCAGCGACCTACAGCATTCCACACCATTCCAACGGACCATAGACTTGCTTCATAAAATCCTTTCACCTTTTCAAATTTATTCATCGTTTTATACCTCCATTTCATATCCAGACATCATGGACAGGTACTCTATCTGGGCATTAAGGACCTGTACCTGCTTCTGAGAATCCTCGTACTGCTTTTGAATTAACATAAGGGTACGGTAATCTACAAAAGGATAACAGGCATAACCACTCTGGATTTTGTTTCCCCTTTCATCAAGTCTATAAAGTAGCTCGCCAGTTTTTTCGTCTCTGGCATTGCTCCCATCATCATTAAAGAGAAATTCATACTGAGGTTCGTATTTGTAGCCACATATACAGGCATCACACCAGTTGCCAAACATTTCCTCTCTTGTTCTTTCAACTTTAAAAACTTCTTTGAAATAACTTGGTTCTTTTTCTAATGATAATATTTCATTTTGATCATTTACATATATTTTCATAAGCCCTCCTTTAACTTAACCAAATACGGTAAATAGCAGGTTGCATTCCTTCGAATAATATTCTGAAAGTGGTGTTTGCTTGACGTGCAGCTACACTTATCGAATGTACATAATTACCATTCGGTAGATACATCAATGATCCGACATCTTCATACGTTCCGCCAGATAAATAGGATACGGTTAATGTTCCGCTATTTAATGCGTCTCTATATCCTTCAATATTAATATAATTTCGTCCTACTGTACTAAAGGTGGCTGCTATTCTACAAGAATAAGATTTCAGGGTTATTTGTCCCGCTTCAAAAAATAGAGAGCCTTGTGTACCTGTCCATCCAGCTACGTTATTCCCTCTATAATATAAATCTGTTGCCCCCGGTACATACCCCTCCCACGTACCAACAACACCGCCAATATTCACACCCTTTTTAATATTCCAGGGTTGATAATTCGGAATATCTTGCTGAATCCAGTTGACACCATTTAAGAAATGTCCATTCCTGACCCCCAAATTAATAGTTCCTGCCCAATTACTCATGTTGGTCGCCCAGACCCGATCAGTGCCAGAAACGTCCGCTCCCTGCATGGGTATGCCGCCCTGGACTCCACAAATATTCGTATCAGAACGGAACTTCCATGGTTCAAGTCCTATATCTCCAAGCTCCAGGTATTCATAATAGTTATCTGCCCATGAGCTCCCATGAAGTCCATAATCAACTGCTACCTCAAAACGGTTGTTATTATATCGCCAGTATCGTATCTTTGTTGGCTTACGGCAGTCTGGCATGGTTCCAGTTACTGGATTCCCGTCTTTGTCAACACCAACCTTCCCGGCCAGCACATCACCTGCCCCAGCTGTTATCACATCCAGATCAGCCCCACCACCGCCTCCCGGCATCCATATCTTTCCCATACCTTACACTCCTTTCAAACCGATTTTGATATCCGTAGTCGGCTTTTTGTATACCTTAAATATGGCAGTACCAGCCCCCAGGGAAGCAGTTCCGCTTGTTACAATACCAAAGGCCTTATTATATGCCTTCTGGACTGCTTCTGTGGCTCCATCTGCCAAAGCACTTACTACCGTAGCCTCCATGTCCGCCGTGGCTCCTGCGACCGTTACTGTCTGCGTGTACGGGGCTGCACTACCGGTCCAGCCTGCGGCAGTTAAGGTCACCTCTGTCACGTGATCAAGTCGATTGATGGCTTTATTAGTTGTATTGATGTCCAGCGCCCCAAAGCTATCACCCACCGGATCATAGGGAGTCACATCTTCGAAGCTCATTGTCCCATCCGCATTTGTAATCATGCGGTATTTCCGATTCCCTGCAAACCCATCGTCCTTATAATCAATTCTTAATGCCATTTCTGTTTCCTCCTAACTTAAAGGGCAGCCGATTCTGATGCTCCGCCCAGATTCCCACCCGGACGGAAATCACAAAGCTCTCTTTCGCTGCCACTGGATTTTTACTTATATTTACGCTTGTGATCTCAATCTGCGCCATAGGCCCTCCTTAATCAGTCACCTTTACGGACAGAACAAAGGTCTTGCCGGCATCTACTGGGTTCGGTACCAAACTCACCTCTGAGATAACCGGGGCTGCAGTATCCAGTGTGACGGCCCTTGTTACCGTGGTTGTCTTTCCTGCACCATCTTTCGCCACGACGGTGATCGTATTGGCTCCCTCCGCCAGGGTAAGTGCTTTGCTAAATGTGCCGTCACCATTTACGGTCACACCGGCCGCAGTGCCACTATTGAGTTTCACTGTCACGGTCACGGGGCTAGAAGTCACATCATTGGTGTTCCCGGTCACTGTGCAGACCGCCTGATTGGTGATCAGATTATTGGCAGGAGCTGTTATGTTTAGGGTGGGCGGTACTGTATCAATTTTAAAGGTCACACTTTTCTGCGCAGCTGCATTACCATCATAGTCTGATGCATCCGCCTTGATTGTATGGCTACCATCTCCCAAAGCTGATGGAGGCGTATAGCTGCAGGTAAACCCTTTTCCAGATGCGGTCTTTGTTATCCCCGACGTAATGACGGTGGAGTCTATCGTCAGTTTAATTGTGTCTGGGTTCACTCCTGAATCATCATCTGTAATGGACCAAGTAATGACAGGCGCATTGTTGGTAATCAAGGATGATGCTGTCGGGGCTGTTATCGTAATGACCGGAGCCACCTTCTCTTTGACAGTAAGCCGCAGGCTGCTTCCAAGCGTACTGTCCGTTGCGTCCTTTGTGGTGACGTTTCCCGCCGTATCCTCTGCTTTGATGGATAAAGGGTAATAATGTCCACTCAAAGGATAACTAGACGTTGATGGAGCAGTGATGGTTGCTTCATAGGCTCCTGTGGAGCTGTTCAACGTTAGATTGTAGGTCTGGCCATTGAGCGTGGCCTGTACCGTTTTAACACTCATAAAGTTCCTCTCTTTCCTAATGTAATGGGTAATCTTCTACGGGCTTTCATGATTCCATATAACCGGTCAAAGAGCTTCTGGCAGGCCTCTTCTATCTGGTTCAACTCTACATAACTCAAAAATGGCTTATTCTCCAAGTGGACACTGTACTGCTCTGCCGGAAGGCCCGAAGCAATACAGATATAATTTAGATTCTTTTCAATCACCTGGAAGTCTTCCGGCTTTGGATATTCTTCCCAGCTCTTATCCGGCCCCATGTTCACAAATTCAACACTGTTAAAAAGTGTATCTGCAATTCGCTTGATGTAACAAACATTATATTTGATCCGGTTATATTCCGCTGCGTTAAAGTAATTAGGCGGCTCCCAATGTTTTGTAGTGATAAAGATATTTTCCTTCACCACCAACCGGAGATCCCCGCCAAGCTCTGGATCGTCTTTGCCTTTTACCGTAACATTGCCAGCAACGTCCCCAGACTGCAGAGTGACCGCATAGCTGCGGTATTCCAGTAAATCCGTTTCAGGAGCTTGGGGGGCCGGAATAATAGCGTGATACAAACCGTCCTCTCCCAACGTCAGCTCGTAGGTAACGCCATCTATAACGGCTCTAGCATACTTTACCGACATACTGCACACCTCCCCCGGCCAAGATGGAAGGTACATCGAGGGCGGCCCCTGGATTGTCCCATCAGGTTCTCATACATTTTCAGGCAGCCCCCCTCAATACGATTTAAGGCTTGGTAATCTGGGAAGGGCTGGTTCTCGTACCATGTCACCGTTTCCCCCTTCCAATAAGGATAGATGCTATCGCGGATCCGGCCAAGGTTATCCTCTATCAGATTAATTTCATCCGCATAGAAGCTGTAATCTCTATAGGTTTTATCCGATCCCATTTCCTTGATTGCAAAATCAGGATACAAGGTAACAGACAGTGTTCGAAGCTCCTGAAGGTTATTCTTGATCCGGTTATAATCTTCTATATTAAAGTGATCTTCTTTCTTCCAGATCTTAGGTTGTATCCACATCCATATACCTCCTTGCCTTGATTGATCCAGATAACGCTCCGTTAAATTTAAGGGTATGGTCATAGATCCGGATCAGCATATCGGGGATATACCGGTTTTCCAAAAAAGCCAGATCATTGGCATCGATGCGGGGTTCTCCCCGGTACTGAAGCTCATACTCCCGGTCCGCTTTCATGTAGTTCCCGATCCAGTCAGCCAAGTCAGCGGCATGGATCATGCCAGACACCAGGGGGTTTTCCCAGGTCTCCAGGCTGCCAGTAGGGTTTAATTGCCTGCTTACCTTGGCCTGGCTTGTCGTGTATTCTCGGCCAGTCAAAACAACTTCTACCGCACCGGCAGCCCCCGCAATCTCCACAGTGGCATAATAACTACTATTGTCAACAATAACAGCCTCCTGCCCCTCCTGCGGCTCTGTTAGAGTACAGGATAAGTCATAGGCCGCATTATAAAAGTAAAAAGTATACCTGTTTTCTGCAGGTGTGACTACAATCGTCTCTTTGGCCAGCTCTTTGTTCTCCCCAGCCTGATTGTAAATAGTCCGGATCACCTGCAGCTCTCGCACCTTGGCCTGCTGGATACCTTTCGGGGTCTTGATCAGCTCATGGCCATATTCTAAGTGGTAGTCCGTCACATCTCCAAAACCGATGTAGTCCAGCAAGATCCGGTTAAGCGGTAGAGCCTTTGTAAACTCAATCTCCATGCGGTCAAAGGTTTTAAACTCCCGGCTAACAATCGTTTCCTGGTTGATCTGCCGGATTGTAATATTTTCCACCGGTTCTCCGAACAAACCTGTATGTATAACAAATTCTTCCGGAGGATTTCCTCCAAAAAGGAACTGCACTCCAAAGCAGGTAAAGGAAGCTTCTAGCTGCACTGTAACACGGGGATTTTCTATAAAGGTACCGTCCTCCCTGCTCATGGCTTGACTGACATATCCCATATCCAGATAGGGGGTCTGTTCAGTGATAAAATACTGACTGGCATCCGCCTTAGTAAAATCTGATGCGTAGGAAGCGTATTCTGCTTTCTTTCCCGGTTTTAAGATGTTCTCGGCCTGGCTATACTCCGTCCCTTCTTCACCACTGGCCGCCATATCTGGAATGAAGCTGGATCGTAAAAAGATGCTGCCACTCCTGTCCTGATAGAGAATGCACCTGCCTGCATTGGCGATCAGCTGCAGGGCTTCCTTGTGAGAGACAACCGGCATCGGGTTGGAAACCTTTACGGTCTTTAAATAAGGATCGATCCAATAGGACCGGGAATCTACCTTGGCAACTGAAAACACATCAGCCGCCAGATCATACAGGCTGATCCCTTCCGGTCGGTATAGGCCTTTATAATAGGTTCCGTCCATGCCGTCAAAACGATCTGTTGCTGAAAATTCCATCTGCTCATCATCGGCAGACCATTCTTTCAGCTGAACAGTTGCACCAGGAAACCATTCCACGGATCCGTCATCAAGCTCCTGGCCGTATAAAACTGTGATATCCTGACCAATCTCCAGGAAGTTTACAGAGCTATCGGCGTTCTCCACATCAAAAGCCCGGTCCTTATTATTTACGGTCAGATTAAAATCAATGGTCGGCAGCTCTTCCATAATGGGGCTGACGTGCTCCCTTTTGGTAGCTGAAAGGATCTTTCGGCTGTCAAAATATACACCGATACCCATAGTTACCATGTGGATCCGGAACCGGCTCTGACCATTTATCATGGTTGAAGGGGTGAAGCGCAGGAACGTTGCCCCGTTGAAGATCTCCTCTGTGACAAAATGTCCGTCTGTATTTCCCTTGATTGCCACCATATTGTTATCGGATTCTATGACAAAATTCACGGGGTAGGCTTTTCCAAACTCAATCGTTAAGCCTTTGATGTCATACTCAATCGGAAACCGGATCTCTATAGGGCTAAGAAGATCCTTTGAGACAAGGCCCTGATTGAGCACCACATCCGATCTCTCCCTTGGAAGGAAGTACATGCTGCCGTCCACCGCCGTGTAGTCCTGGTCACAGGTGGCATATAGCTCCTTAACTTCGTAATTGTCCAGGGGCATTTTAAAACTGCTGTAATACGTGTAGTTTTCTTTGTCTGGGACGTAAGCGCTGGCTTGGGCCAGTTGATTTATAAGACCGATGGTCACCCTCATATACGAGTGATTTCTCAGCGCTTCTTTCATATGTACTTTGTAGGACTGGCTCATAGCCTGCATTACTCAATCACCCCGCAATCAATCAAGTTTACCTTGCAATTAATATATTTTGTGGGAAAACCATCATCATCAACCATGTAGGGCTCTGCTGATCGGTCACCAGGATACATCTTAAGAGTTCTCCACTGGTTTGTTACCATATCTGGAAACCTGACCGTTACAAAGAACTGATCAAACTCTCGAAGCATGGCGGACCAAGTTTCTGCATCCAGGATCGGCCAGACAAGGGCATCCAGTTTATTTTGATCCCTTCCGATTTTCTGCCCCACCACTTCACCGCTTGCAGTTCTTGCAGATGACACTATAGTTGAGACAACAAAATTAAGTCCTCTCTTTGGTGATGGAAATGTTTTTCCATTTACATAAATTGTTGCTGCCATTTTTCACCTCTCTTTTGGGCAAAAGGAAAGCACCCTGATTGCTCAAGGTGCCCTTCCTAAAATGTATTTCCTGCTTATACCGTCTTTACATTTCTAAAACTATATCCGCTACGCTTTTGAGTGTTCGTTTGCACTGTGGCCAACGTTCTGCCGTCTACAACCAAATTAATATTTGTCGGCTCACCAGAACCAGAATCCTGAAAAGCCGTCATTACATTGGCAACCGCCACCGCAACGCCCTCTGACACAGCGTCTACAATCTGCTTGTTGTTCATGACGCCCGATTTACTTCCGTATTTTCCAACGAGCTCCGGCCCTGCTTCATTAGCTAGAAAGAGTTGGCCTGAGTTTATTACTCCACCATCTGCGAATGCAGGAATATGGGGTATTGTAAAAAGTTGAACATCAAACGCCGGGAAGATTTCTTTGCCGCCAACCTCCAAACCATCAAATGATACATAAAACTTATCATTCAGCCAATCGATAAGCCTGTTAAGCTGCTCTCGTGCTGCATTGACTGCTACTTTAAATATATCTCTAAAAGCGTCAGGTACTCTTGCCATCATATCTGTCCATTGCTTAAGAGTAAACCATGGAGCGACATTATTCGTCCACCAATCGGAAATATCTGTCTTCCAAGCCCCTGCCGCAGTGTCCCAAGTATCTTTCAATTGTTTCTTAACGGTTTGGTATAACTCGCTCCATCTTTGTACTGTAAACCACGGACTTACATCATCTGACCACCAAGTAAATATGTCATTTTTCCACGCCTCTGACGCTTCGTCCCACTTCATTTTCAGCTGGGATTTAAGTGTTTCGTACAGATCACTCCATTTTTGTACGGTAAACCAGGGGGCAACATTTTTATTCCACCATGTACTAATATCTGTTTTCCAGGTTTCCGATGCGTTGTCCCAGGCATCTTTTAATTGCTTTTTGATCGTTTCGTATAACTCAGCCCATTTTTGAACCGTGAACCAGGGAGAGACGCTTTCGCTCCACCACTTAGAAATATCTCCAGACCATTGGGACGCGGCATTGTCCCAAGTATTTTTTAAGCTGGTTTTTACGCTTTCATAGATCGCGCTCCACCTCTCGAAAGTAAACCACGGTGAAACATTGCTCTCCCACCATCTTTGGATACCACTCGCCCATACCGCAACAGTTTCATCCCATTTCTTTTCCAGACTGGTTTTTATGTTATTATATAAACCACTCCATTTTTCAGCTGTAAACCATGGTGTAACGTCTTTCTCCCACCAGGATGGAATCCCTGTATTGTCCCACCACGCTTCAAATTCACTCCATTTTTTCTGGAAATTTTTATTGAGTCCATCAAGCCATGCAGAGTGATCTTTCTCTTCTTGTTGCCTGATTTTTTTGCCCTCTTCGATCCAATGCTTAATGGATTCGAATTGTTTTTTATATACATTGTCATTCAAATAGGCATCGGTTGCACTGGACTGCTGTGCATATCTACTTCCCATACCCCATTTATTTTTCTGCACAGAATCATTTTTATTTTTATTCCACTCACCCTCTATTTCTTCCTTCTGCTCAGGGGTTCCGTTTTCGTACCGATCAAGCAGGTTCAAAGCGGTCGCCCAAGACAAGCCGGTAGCTGCAACAAGCGACAGTGTCAATGTTATTCCAAAGGTTGAAGCTCCGCCCGCAGCCAGAATGACACCTTTAAATTTATCAAAGAAATCAAGAGTATTCTTTGTAATCTTAAGGGCAGCCACAGACGTGGCGATAATTCCAATCCCGTACCCTACGGCTTTCGCCTGCTCCGGATCTATTCTCTTTATTGCATTTGCAATTCCATTCAGTCCACCCGGCACAACAATATTTATAAAACTGGCTCCCACATTCAACAAATCCTGGAAGAACTTTAAAAGCCCTTCCCCTACCTTTTCCGCAAAAGGCTCCAGTGCTTGCCAGAAATTTCTAAGTGCTTTATTGATTTTTGTCCAGTCAACTCGAAGCAGAAAATTATTGATTGCATCGGCAAACATAGGAATCCCGGTACCAAGTGTCCATTTTCCAAGAGGTACCAAAAACTCATGGTAGAAGTCTTTTAATCCCGTCCATATGAAGTCCCCAAGCTTCGCAAAGCCTTCATCCCACAACCGTTTCAGGGCCTCTCTTGTAGGATCTGCTGCTATCTTAATGGCATCTAGTGCTCCTTTTAATCTCTGCGCTGCTTCTTCTACTGCCGGATTGATCGTAACATCTGAAAACAGTTCCCCTGAAAAGTTGCCAAAATCCGGTACTCCTCCTACGCCGGCACCGCCAGTTCCATCACCGCCGTCTCCATCATCTGGATTAAAAACATTAAGTTCATCAATGCCCAGAGTGTACTCCTTTAACTTCTTCGCAGACTTCGCGGCATTTCCAAGGTTGTCAGCTACGGTTCCTGAAGCTCCTGCGGCATTCCCCATAGCATCAGATACATCGCCAACTCCTCCTGCGTTTCCAAATAAAGCCGATGTAAAAGCCTTAAAATAACTGGCAAGCGTTTGTAACTTAGCCAATACCAGATTAATCACCTGAATCACAGGAGTGAAAGCATTAATGAGTCCCTGGCCTATGGTTGCTTTCAAAGCGTTGAATTGTTCACTTAGAATGCGGACCTGATTCGCCCAGCTTCCAGATGTTCTCGCAAAGTCACCTTGTGCAAAACGCAGCTTTTCCTGTACAAACGCATACCGAAGTGCCACCTTCTCCGCTTCGCTCATGGCCTTAGTTGTTTTTCCATAGCCATTTTCTAGAGCGTAGGCATCAAGTGCTGTCTGGGTCATGACAATGCCGAGATCTTTTAAGGTTTCAGTTTCTCCAGTAAAAATACTTTTTAACTTCGTAAACGCCTCTGCCTGGCTTGTGTCATAAAAAGATGCAACATCTGCCGCAAGACCTGTCAAAGAGATACCCATGGAAGCTGCTGATTCCTCAGAAAACTTAAATCCTCGTGCCATAGAAGCAAAAACGCCAGTATATCGTTTTGCCGCAATCTCTGACATACCAAATTGTTGGATCGCATTTTTAGCAAATGAATCGATTCGCCCTTCCATGCTCGGGACGGCCTGTTGTATAACGTTATCTACCTCGGCCAACTGAGATCCCAAATCAATACACGACTTTCCAAACGCCACGATGGCAGTAATACTTAAAGCTGCCGCTACAACACCAGCGATCTTCTTAAATGACGATGCCATTCTGGAGGTCTGCTGTTCTACATGGACTGTTGTCGCCGTTGTTTGTTTCTTTACCTTTTCCAGCTCATCACGGTACGGCTTTGTATATGCCTCAATGATTATCTGGAGCTTTTCCAGCGTCATGCCTTCCAGCTTTACCACCTCCTGATCTGGCATGGTTATGGCGGTATGCATAGTCTATCATTTTAGCTTTGTACACCGCTAGCACCTGCTCCTGTTTCTTTTTTTCTGCTTCTGGTCTTTCCTGTGCAAATAAATCCGGAAAGTAGTCCCAAAGCTCAACAATTTGAACCTCATCAGAGCCATTCAAAATCAGGCTTACATACTGGGCTATATCCTTTGCCAGGAAATGCTTTTCTATAAGCCTTTGCTTCATCCGCCTGCGTTCTTTTCGTTCAAAGCTTTCCAGTAACTCCTGTATCTCTGCAAGGGAAAGGCTCCAGAACCGCTCTGGATTAATTCCACAGTCTAGGGCAACCGGATAAAGTTCATTAACATAATCTGATAAAGTCTTTATTACATGACTTCTTTCACTTCCTCCAGCTTCCGATCCATTTCCGTCTGCTGGTCCTCCGAGAAAAAACCGGATACACTGTAAATAGGCATGAGTACATCAGCCATAAACGAAAGCTGCGTACCACCTTCCTCGCAATATTTATCAAACATGGCCTGCACATCTGCATATTTGACCCCGTGCTCCCATGACTTCATAGCTCCCTGTGTAATGGAGAGCATGATTGCCAGGGGCGGAACCCCTCCAGAATTAGAAAGAATATTTAAGAGATTGCACTTAAATTTATCCTCAAGCTGACAGATTACTGCCGTTGTAAGCTTAAGCTTATATTCCCTACCGCCTACATTCCAGTATGCAAATGGAGCTCGTTTCTTTTTATCTATGGCAGTTTCTTCTGCAACAGATTCTTCTTTTACATTTTCATCATCTAAGCCATATTTCATTATGTACTACCTTCCTTTCCTTAAGCCGGGTCAACTACTTCAATATCCGTTTGCAATCCGAGATTGAGAGTAAATTCAATGGCCGCATTTACTCCACCGCCTCCAACCTTTACACTGCACTGTGCATCAAAATGGAACTTGGTTCCATCTGGGAAAGTCTGCTCGAACGATACAGTTTCCCCTGTATCCGAAACATTCCTTAAAGTTCGATATGTAGAATTTTCTCCTTCATTTTCCCATTTAAACTTATAGGCCAGATCTCCCGGATCCCCGATGCCTAACTCTGAATGCTTCATTTTATCTTCCAAAGTGGTATTATCCACCTTCTCTGGATCCACACCAAGTTCCGGTACCTCTTTAAGTCCTTTCAAAATGATATATGGGCTTGTTCCTTCTTTTTTTATGCCAAGTGTTATGCCATTTGCTAACATACTCTTACTCCTTCCTAACTGTGATAGACCTGTTTAGTCTTTACATCGATTATCATTTCATACCGCATCTGCTTATGCTTTAAACCGCTGGGGTCCTCCACATCCATGCACTGAATACGCTTAAGGCCCAAGGCAGCTATGGCCTGATCAACCGCCACGGCTGCCACAGAAGTGCTTTTTCTCGCCCAGATATCAATGCGGTATCGGCAATAAGTCTTCTGCTCTTCCATGTCCGTATACTCCATGACCTTGTTATCTTCCTCCATATACTGGATCGAAAGGTCCTGCTCCCAATCTCTTGGATAATAGTCCGTTACATTGTCAGTAACGGTACAAAGAGCCGCATATACTTCATCCTTTACATTGATCACGGTTTTGCCGCCTTTCTTATTTCTCTTGTCAAATAATTAGAAACGTTACGGGTTGCCCGGTCCTCATTGTTTTTTAGGGCCGGATACATAAACGGCTGAGCTGCTTGCCCGGAAGTCTGGTAGAAACGTCCATGCAGGGTTTCAATAGAAAAAAAGTGATACTTCTCCGCCGTTTCTTTATCAATCTGGCTCTCATGGATCCACCAGGGAGATTGTGAATAAGCTGGAGAGACTGCCGGAGTTATCCCAGCATGTTCTGCTTCTCCGACTGGACCGGTTCCAAATTCTACAAAAGGACCATGTTTTTTATTGGTGTATGCTGTTCCAATTACCTTATCCTCTTGCAGTTCTAATGATGTTTTAATACTCTGCCGCAATTCTCCATCATTAACCGGACACAAAAGCTTTGCTTCGCTCTGTACCATCTTTATGGAAGTTCCTACTGCTTTTTCCAGACCAGGGCCAGTAACACTATTGGACAGGCTGTTGTACTTCTTCATGAGCCTATCAAGCCCTTTTACACCACCTGCCATTACAGTTTCTCCAATTCCATATAAAGGTACCGGTATGGATGAATCGCAATGATTTTATAATCCGGATCCGATTCTCCGGGAACATCAAGGCAGATGCCGTCACCCTCACGGATTGGCTGAGTACCGAACAGGTAGCTGACACGGCCCTTTTCATCAGTCTGTGTCTTGTACTTCCCGTCCAGCCGGCAGTTTCGGATATAGGAAAGCCGCTGGCCATACATTTCTGCCTGTAGCTTTCCTCCTGCAGGCCAGATTTCAGCCGTAACAGGCTTTGCCTCTCCGTATTCCGTGTATGAATTACCCTCGTTATCTTTAGCCTGTACTGCTAGCCTGTGGTGGTACTGTTTCAGGCGGTTCCTTTTTAGTCTCATAGGTTCTACCTCCTATTCGTGCCAGCCGATACCGGTCCAACACATCATAAATATGCTTTGGGGCATTTTCAAAGCTGTAACTTTCCCCGCCCTCGCTGCGGCCTGCTTCTCCTTCAGTTCCCATACGGTTTAAGGCAATCACTGCCAGATCACGGACGGTTTTCTGTAACGTTGAATGCAGCTCTGTCCGGTTGGTATAGGAAAGGACAAAATCCTTCGCATCTTCAAGCAAAAGGGAGAGCAATGCTGTATTACTCTCCCCAGTAAGCAACTGTAACTTTTCCATTTCGTCCAATAGATCACCCCTTTAAGACTTCCAGTAATTCATCTTTTGTCAGTGAGCTTGCACCGTGAATGCCTCTTTCTTTTGCAAGGGTTTTAAGTTCATCAACTTTCATCTCAGCAATTGATTTCTTTTCAGCCTCTTCCTGATCCTCCAGTTCTTTTTCCAGAGGTTCAAACCCTTCACTTTTAAGTTTAGCAATTACGGCTTCACTTTCCGCAATTCGTTCTACATTTCCCTTTACCAGTCTCATGCTCTGCCCCCTTAAGCCTCATCTTTAATACTCAGATAGATGCTGTCAAGTTTATTGTCCAGTACCCAGATGTCATGGAAACGCCTGTAGTCCATCTGCCACGCATTGAGCTTCTGGTTGATGGTCGGATCAAAGATTCTCATAATGTCCTGCTTTGTGATTGCGATAGGCGTTGTACGAGGCAGCACCATGAAGTTAATATTTTTTGCTGTTGCACCCTTTGCATATCCACCGGCTTCCTGCCCCGGGGTTTTGCCATCATTGATCGTGATCGTTGTGTACATTCTGTTGGAAGGTGTGGAAATGATCGGAACACCATCTACAGAAGGAACTGCTGTCTCAATGCCGCCCTTGGAAAATGTGGTGTTGATAATCTTTCCGGATAACTCCATCTCTAATTCCAGGATGAAATCAGGAGTAGCATGGATTACCAGCGGACCATTGTATAATTCGCGGATTGCCTTAATACCTTCTTTGGCCTTGCGGAGTGCAGATGTTCCGGTAGCGCCTGGCGTATACCCGTAAGAAACCATTCCAGCTTTGTTGGCCGTGATCGTCTCACTTGCAATCTTCGAAATACGGTATGCATCAATCTCAGGCACCACATACATGCGCTGGAACTCTCCCATCACTGCGGCGGCTGTAGTAACAAAATTGTTTTCATTAATGTCAATCGGGTCAAGCTGGAACTTGCGACCTCTGTCCTGTGTCATTTTACGGGTTTCGTACTCTAAGGTAACTCCACCCTGCTGATACCCATTGTCACGGTCATAGTCTCCCATGCCCTGTACAGTCATCTTAGGGATCTTTACCTCTGCTCCTCCATTGTAAATCACCTGTCCGGCATTGGAATCCATCCAACCGGTAACAGCTTCCTGAATTGCTACTTTATCCAGGGTGTTCTGAAATAAAGTTGCTGTTGCTAATGTGTTAATTGCCATAATTTTTCATCATCCTTTCTTATACATTCCCCATCATCAGCGCTTCGACCTGTTCTGCCAGATCTACATCTTCCTGTGATGGTGCTTTTTTAGGCGGCTTACCACCTTTTAATTTCTCTTCTACTGCCATCTGCACTGCCTCCTGAAAGGCTTTCTCAACAGCAGCTATGGAGTTGCTACACGAATCCGCATCGGCGTAATTTAACACCTTTGCAAGGCTTACGGGCAGTCTCTTTTCCGCAAGAGTATTCTTTGCCTCGGCCATAAGCTCACGCCGGGTAATGATTGCTTCCCGTTCCTGAAGATCTTTTTCCTGCTTCTGGCGTAAGTACTCGGCCTTTTCCTCTTTGTTCATCTTAGACAGCTTCTCAGCTTCGGAAAGCTTATCATCCATCAGGGCAGACCACTTATCTTTAGCAGTTCCAAGGGCCTTCTGCACCCTGCGGTCAAATTCCGCTTGGAAGTTCCCTTCTTTCAAAATATCATCAAAGGTTTTTGTCTTTGGCGTCTCCTGGCCTTCTCCGGTTCCTGAACCGTTAGCGCCTTTTCCACCTTCGCCAGTACCGCCTTTTTCGTCACCATTCCCCGGCTCACTTATTCCGTCGCCATCACCTTCTCCTGTGCCAGCACCGTCGTAACCGAAGAAATGTAAATTCAAAGGGTTTAAACTCTTATTTCTCATCTCTCTATCCTTTCTGCCCCGCTCCGTTCTCTGCCCGGACCGTTGCTTAAACATAAAAATAACACCCAGGGGATTCCTGCGTGCTTGATAGCTATATCTTTCAGTAGGAAGCTTCACCCCGCCGCCCAGAGGGAGATATCCGGATCACCTCCTTAATTTACATAACTGCCTTCTTTCTGGTTTTTCTTATCCATATAAGACAATTCCATCTTTTTTATCACCACTTTGGTGAGATTATATATGACAGCAATAATAAGAGCTGTTAAACAAAGGTGTGTCATTGACGGCCTCCTTTCTATCAAGTTAGGACTTAAAAATACCACTGATAATTACAACCAGTGGCATCTATAATCCTATTACACTTTCAATATCATCCTCAGTCAGGATCTCCCCAGTATCCAAGCCTTTGTATAGTACATTTAATGCTAAAATGTCAGCATCTTCGTCATTGTCATCACCTATATAGCAATAACAATCTCCAATACACTGAATAGTTCTTCCATCTTTCAATAGCACAGAGGCATATTTTTTATCACTACCCAGCAAAAAAATGGCATTCAATTTTGGTGGCATATTTGGTATGTATGACATAGTTTAGACCTCCTTTACCGGGTGTAAATGGACTCCCTTAGAAGAATACCGAATTGCAAACCGCTTTGTTTCTTCATACTTTCCTGTACCCGAATTAAAGTATTTTCCTACAAAATGGTCAGCAGTTACATACTCAATCGGATAATCCTGATTCCTTCTAAACTGTATTAATCCTGTCCCCTTATATTTTTCAACAAGCTTCTCAATTGATTCATTACTATAAAACATATCAGGAAGAGTTCTCCCTTGCTTCACAGATTCTATTACTCTCTGATTCCACTTTTTTGTTCCCCGAACATGTTCTTGCTGCTTTACTTTTTTTAGATTTAAATTAACCTCATTACGGTTTAGCCTTTCAACAAATTGTTCTACTTTCTTTTTGTTATAAATTTTCTGTTGTAGAACATTCCACTTCTCATCATCAGTATACTTCATCTTTTGGAAAGAATCTAGCGTTTCGGGAGAATCTTCCCCAAGAACTTCCTTATACCTTTCGAGCTGCCGCCTATCCGCGGACCGGTTCCTAATCATCTTCTCATTCAGTTCTGCTTCTGGCTTGCCCTGAACATTCCTTTTATACCATTGCTCATAGGTCATATCAGCCGGAACCGTGTTTGTTTTGCCTGTGAACGGATCTCTGGCCCTGCGCTTCATCTGAGCCAGTTCTTCGCTACCAATATCACAAATGGTAGTAGAACGGCACCATGGGTGCATAGGCGGACAGTTAAGTCCAGGTTGCTGTTCTGATACTTTAAACCGCTCACCGTCAAGATTCCGGCATATAGAGGAAGTTCTTAAGTCCAGTGTAGCCACAAAACGGTAATACTCAATCCCGCATTCCTCATAAGAGGCCATTTCCATCTGGTTTGCAAGATTGCAGCTCTCTGTCCTTACAAGTCTCCTCGCCTGACTGGATCCAGTGGCGAACTTGTTTGCTATGATATCAGCGGTTTCCCGGTCCGTTCTGCCCGTGATCAGACTGAGAAGTAACTCTTCTTTCAAATCCTGGGCGAGAGCGTTGGTATTATACCATATCCTTGTAGAATAATTAGCTCCAGACCATTTGCTGTTAATCACCCGGTCAATAACTTTGGGGGGTATCAGGTTGAATCCAAAATCTAAACCGATGCGCTGCTGAATATCAAAAATGGACCGATAATATGCTTCATTGGCAAGATCCACGTAATGGCTGGTACTTCTTACCATTTCCTGCTGATAGACGTTTTGCATGGTCAGGTCAAGCTGGTTCTGAAGCTGCTGCAAGCGTTCCAGCCTTGCCTGATATGCCGGACTTTCCAGTTCGGCCAGGTTCTCAGCTTTTCTCTTATCACTACTCCCTGATTTTAATGCAGCCTTCAATTCATCAAGGGAGGTCTTATCCTTCATGGAATTTAAAAGCCGGTAAGCGTCTATCTCTGATAGTTTGTGTTTCTTTTGATACCGCTCGAATATCTCATCCAGTTCAAGGCTTATGTACCGGGAGCCTTTTAAGTACAACTTAGAAATTTCATCAGCTGTCTTTTCGGCCTGCTCCATGTACTGGAACATTTCCCAGGCTTTGCGTTTCTCCCAGTAGGATAAATTACTCATCTACATCGCCGGCCTTTTTCTTCTTGGTCGTATCTCCCTCCTCTTCAGGCGGCGTATTGCTTCCCAAGCCAAAGATCTCCTTCTGCTGTTTCACTGCCTCCTCTGCCTCCTTCTCCACTGCCTTCAGCTCATCTTCCAAATTATCAATGAATGGAACCTGTGAGAGGAGAGTTTTCTTGCTTACCTTTCCCCATAGATTTGAAACGATCTGGCTGATTTCCAAGAGGTTTCTAGGTAGTGCCCGTGTAAAAGTCGGCGTAACTCCAGAAATGTCTACATTCACGGCTTTGCTTTTCTGCAACCAGCTGGCAAACAGGCGAAGACGCTTGCGAAGGCCTTTTTTATAATACCGGGTCTTGATCTTTGTGATATTCTCCATTCCAAGGAGCTTAAACTCCATAGCCACACCAGAAATATTTCCTCCAAAGTTTTCATCTGTCATACATGGGATGTGGGAGAACTTATGAATATCCTGCTCAATAGCCTTTTTAAGGATCTCTACCCCTGATTCGTCAAAGGTACGGGTCAGGTATTCTGCCTTGGCATCTGAAGGAAGCTCCAGAACCTTATCTTCTTTAATCTTTTCCTTGCCTGTCTTGCCGTCCTCGTCCTTTGCATCAGGATCCCCAAGCATAGCCCCATAAATGGCAAGAATGGCATCAATAAACTGTTCTTTATCCGTGATACGATCTGACATCAGAGCATTGTAAGCATCAATCAATGGGATCTGAAGCTCATAATCTCCGATTGCCAGCTTATTGTTTAAGTACTCCACCACTGGTATTTCCTCAAAGAAATGAGGTTCCGGATCTTCAATAAGCCCCTGAGGGCCGGTGTTGTCCTCAATATTCAAGACATATTTATAATGATCGGTCAGGACTGTGGCAACGTATATAGTTCTCTTTTTGTCGGAGTCGTCCTTCCTTGCATAATAATAGACCGCGAAAAGCTCTTTCTGCTCAATGGTGTCATCATAGACCATGAAAGTGTTTTCTGGTGACAGACTCTTTATAGTAAGATCCGTCTCCCCTTCCTCGGGGTAAATATATTCATAGGTTCTTCCGTATACAGAGAGATCCAGGCCATTGTCTCCATCGGCTTCATCGGCCCCAGCCTGTTCAAATGCATCAGTTATAGCCGTAATATCTGCTTTGCTTTTATAGGATACCGTGTTTCCGATAAAATAAGAGCTGGCTGTATCTGCAATATCCTTTGCATGATTACATACCAGCTTTGTTTTACGGCTTTCTGTTAAGATTTTGTGCTGCCCTTCATAGTATTTCATGAGCTTTCTAAGCCTGGAAGCTTCCTTACGATGTTTTACAATCAACGTGCGGATCGCCTGTTTATCCGGATTCAGTTCGTCCCATGATTCTCGTGGCATTGTGTAGATGTACATAGTTATCACCTTCTTTCTATTGGAATCCGTAAGCAGATTTACTACGAATTTTAATTGTCTTTTTATTGAGTATTGTATAGCAGAAGTATCTTACCGCGTCCATTGCATGGTCATGTTGCTTTATCGGTTTATCCTCTCCACGATCCCCTGCCTTGGGATCCCAGATGTAAGAAGCAAACTCTTTTATGGTATTGATACAGGATTGACTGAAAGCTATCTTTTCTGTTTTTAGGAGCGTAGAAACAAGCCGGATCCCGTCTTCCACATCGTTGTCCGCTTTCATGGTTTTATATCCACGGTTGTTTAACTCAGTAATGAATGAAGCAGCCGAAGGATCCACGATGATTGCTTTAACTGGCGTTCCTTCCAGCCATTTTTCCAAATCATCAGCATATTGGGAATCCGCTTTCTGCTTTCCCTTATCCCTACCAGAGTAATAATATTCCCTGGTGCAGTACCATTTCATATCTATGCCTTTATTCCAGAGGAGAAATACCATAGCGTTCTGAGTACCATAGTCAATGCTCACATATCGACCGCCATCAATCAGCAACCGGGCGAAATCAATCACCTTCTTGACATGCCGGTCCACATCGAACATATCATAGATGATCCCTTCTGCCATGGCCCATAAGCCCAGAATGTAGCGCTTATAGAAAACCCCGGTGTACATGCTCCGGTATCTGGCCTTGATCTTCTCAGACAGGCTTAAGTTATCTTCCATGGTAAAATGAAGGACAATCAGATTCTTTTTCTTCGCTTCATCAATCCAGTTTGTTTTAAACCAGTGATACGGTCCGTCCGGGTTACAGTTAAACCAATACTTAGACCCAGTAACGGAGCATCTGCCTGTGGCCTGATTGACGAAGCTTTCAGGCATGAGAGCCACTTCATCGAAGAACACTCCAGCCAGTGTGATACCTTGTACTAAGTCCTGACTGCCTTCATCTTTACCTCCAAAGATATAGAAATAGTTTGTAACACCATTCTTTGATATCTCAATCAGGTTATCAGACCTTCGATCCTTTACCTTGTATCCGCGACTTTTGAGCATCAGCTTTAACCAGAATAATACATTACGCCGGAAAGATCCGACTGTCTTACCACACATGCCAAAGTTTTGTCCGTTGAACCGGTGCATGGCCCACATAACAAAGGATAAAGACATAGAAACCGTCTTGCCTGATCGTATGGCCCCATCTGCAATAATGCCCTCTTTATCTTTTACCGAAGAGCCATCACACCACCACGTAAGGACTTTTTTCTGTTTATCGGAAAAAGGTTGAAATTCGAATATTTGAAGCTTAGAAGCAATACCTCGCCCCTGCTTCATTCTACTAATTCTATATTTTAAGGATTTAAGCCGACCTTTTATATCAATCATCTACATCACCCCATACATCAGTAGCTATGGCATTCATGGCATCAATAAAGCCATCTTCCTCTATCTCTTGATCTGGATTGTCCTGCTTCATGATCTCCAGTTCCACCTTAATGATTTCCAGTTCCTGACGAGCATCATCAAAGCCGTACCTGTGAAGGGAATCAATGGCCTTCTGTTTCCGGGCCTGGACACGGGTGAGAGCGTCTTCTATGGCTTGGATCTGACTAAAGATCCCGATGTATTCCACTGAGTCCTCTTCTGTGCTGGACTTAAATTTGACAGCAGTCATGCCCACGGCCTTATCTTCTTTTTGATTGGCAGCCGTGTCCTTCAGATCCTCAATCCGTTTCAGCATTCGCCGCTCCCGGACCGTAAGAAGCTGGATTTCTTGAAGGAGAAGTTGTTCCTTGTCTAACTGAACCATGCTTATAAGCTGCCTCTCGTCCTCTTCCAAGACATCAAAAAAGAGAGCCTCAAACTCTCCTGTTTTTACAGCATTCTTATTTCCCACCGGCGCTCCATGACCTGCAGCATTTTGGTTCCCCGGCTGACCACCTCTTTGTTTGCATACCTCTTTACTTTTTGTTTGCACACCTTTTTCATTATCCTTGGACCATTTATACCTGGTTTTCCAGGACTTCACGGTGTTAATGGTGACACCATACTTTTCGGCAATCTCCTTGTACTTCATGCCTGCTTGATAGTCAATCAAAGCAAGCTCATTATTCGATGCTCTGACTTCACCCATCATCACCACCTCTCAATCATTTTTGTAAAGAAAAAGCACCTGCCACGACTGACGGATGCTTGAAATTCCTGATAAAATCTATATGTTTCGCTTGACTTCCACGTTATGACGTGGTATAATTAAATTACATTAAAGGAAAGGAGTTGAAAAAGTGTTAGATGATATAATAAAAGTACTTACCATCATCTGGTTAGCAGTTCAAATCGCCAGCAAGCTCACTGAACCTGACAACAAAGATAAACGGTAAGTACATAGGGGAACGAAAGTTCCCCGCCTCCTAGAGGTATTTGTATTATATCACAACACCCGCATATATGAAAGACTGTAAAAACAATCTTACCACACTACTAATTGTATTTATCGTACTAAAGCTTGTTGATTTTGACAACCTTGGCGTACTCGACATCATCATATTTATCCTATTAGGCGTTGATGCTGTGGTTACCATACTTGTTTGGAGGAAACGAAAATGAGATTAAAACAAATACGCAATAACAACAACCTAAGTATCCGGGCCTTATCCGAACTGTCTGGAGTTCCACAGCGCACCATAGAAGATATTGAACGTTTTGACCGGTGCAAGGTAGATACTGCCATTAAACTTGCTGACGCCCTGGGTGTTACCCTTGACGAACTATGCAGAGATGAGGCAGCTAATTAGGCTGCCTTTTCTCATTCGTTTGTTTTGAGATAATAAAAAGAGACGGGATTGACCGCCTCTGTGGAATATTTCTTTAAATCTTCTATAAAACAATTATTATTTAAATAAAAGAGGCACTGTTAATGCCTCTTTAAAAGTTTATATGTATTCGTTAACCTTAGGTTTATATATTAAATCATTTTTAAATATAGCTATTTCTTTTCCGTTTTTGTTGCCTGCTGCAGAATAATGTAACTCAAATTCATCTTTTTGATAATCTTTATAAATTTCCTTTATTAGATCATTATTATCATAGGTTACAAACCATTTATTCTTCAATCTAAAGATATTTTTTGCTAATTTAACATGATCTTTATCAGTAAAGTGATTTTTATATAACTCCTTTCCCTTTTTAACATATGGCGGATCTAGATAAAATAGTAAATTATCATATCTTTTATCTATATAATTTATAAATTGAGTAGCATCAACATGGTGTAGCTTTATCCGTTTTTTATTCTGGGCTATCCATTCTATAATCTCTATAAGATGCTCTTTATTAAATCTACAGTCCATAAGATATTCTCCATTTTGTTCTTTACCACCTATTGGACCCGCCATCAACATTCCTGATCTATTACAACGATTTAAATAAAAGGTAGAAAATCCAATTTCTAAACTGCTCTTTTCTTGTTGATTTAAATATATGCTTTTCTGCCTACCCCACTCATCTATTGAAAATGTAGCTCTATTAATCAAATCTATAAAATCTTCAGTTTGATATAAAATAGAATACCAAAAGCAATATATGGCGTTATCATTGTCGTTAATTATAATTTTACTCACGACATCTTTTTGAAGTAATTTTAAAGCTAATCCACACCCCCCTGCGAAAGGTTCTGCATAAACTGGGGGAGTATTAAAATTTTTTTCAATTAATTTTTTCATATACGGAAATAATTTTGCTTTTCCCCCTGGATATCTAAGTGGAGTAGATGAATGCATATTAAAACTCCTTTAATTTTAGTCTCGCCATTCTCTTGAATTAATATCATGAAATTCTGCAACTTTATAGAACATAGTTCTTAGATCGTTATAAAATTTATTTACCTCACTTTCATTAACTGGATAATTAATCCAATGTTTTAAAACAAGAGTGAAGAATTTTTTATGTCTATTAAATAACTTTTTATTTAATTCTCGCCTTACACCTTTTGTACTTTCATTTGCATTATGCAGTTGCTCAATTCTTACATCAATATCTAAAATATCTCTTCGTATATTGCTTCTATAATAAACCTTTACATAACCTAAATCTTCTATTGTTTTACTCTGCCAAAAATCATCGATATCATTATTAAATAGGTATTCTGCATGTTCGTAAATAATACTTTCAGGTGATTTTTTTCCGGGTAACACAATTATTTGTTGTTCATAATCTTGCTTTGAAAATTGATCACCATCTAATATACATATAGATCTCATTGTAGACCTTAACAAATAACTATCACTGAAAATATTAAATAAATTTTCAGAAGAAATACTGGCATTTACCATATGAAAAAAATTTTTAACTTTATAAAAACTCTCATACTTTTTCTCAAAAAATTCAATTAAGCATACCAAAAATAACCTTGCTTCTTCATCTTCAGTAAATATAGGAATAGATTTACTTAAATAAATATCATCTTTTGTTATAGAATTAAGATACATTTTTATTTTGTATATATCAACATCAGACATTTTTCTTACAGAACTAATATTATCTAATAAATAAATAACATTATGCTTTTTTTTGAGTGCTACTTCTAATAGAGATAGGCTATGAGTTGTAAAAATAAACTGTATCTTATACTTTTTTGAATAATCATCAAATAATGATAATAACTTATTTTGAAATGCAGGATGTAATGTTGCATCAAATTCGTCTATTAAAAGCAAACTTTCCACACAATTTAAAGAGTTAATACAATCATAATAGTATCTTAAAGAGACTAATGCCGTAATTATTATAAAAAGATTATCCTCCCCAGCCGAAATTGTATTTGAGTCTATTCCTGCAAAATCCGTTACAAACTCAGCTCTGTTCTTTATATCTCCCATTTTTTGTTGTTCTTTATATTCTATGCTTGTACCAGTGAAATCTTTATAAAGATTTGATATTTCATCAAGATATTCTACGGGTAATTTTTTGTTTATAGACTGTATACTATCATCATCTCTATATTCGCCAAAAGGATATAACCTTGATAACCCTAAATAAATAACGGGTATTTTGGGCAAAGAATCTCCCGCACCACGCTTATAGAACGGTTTTACAGCAAACCTATTTTCTTCTTCGCTATTATGTCTTCTAAACTCCAACGTTTGATCATTCATATATGTACAGGTAAAAAGAGTTCCCTTTATACCAACTGCAGGATCGTTATATTCATGATCACCCCTCGTAAGCATTTCAATTTTGGGATTTACTGTAGCATTAATACCCTTAATTATGTCTAAACATTTATCATCCTTTAACCATACACATTTCCTGGTTACAGCTTGAAAGGCGTTGCTTGCAATATAAAGCAAAGAAGTTTTACATGTCCCATTTGTTCCGGAAATTATATTTATTCCTTTTTCTAAATCTACTATCAAACCTTTAATCTTCCTATACTGCACAATATTTAATGTTTTTAGCATTTATTCCACCCCATATCAAACTTATAATGTATTATATTATACACTCTATTTCGACAAAAAGGAACTATAACTACATTATTAAGTGCAGATAATAAATCATTTTACCACATATCCGACTAACAAAACTATTAATGTTACCATACCCTCTCAAATGATGATAGCAAAATTTCTATCGTGATTTAAACAGGGATTCCTCTCGGAAGCCCAATTTCTTGTTTACACTATATCACAGGTTGACTGTGCCAAACTATGCCAACTTTATCTTTTTCAAAGCCCGGCCATGAATCCTATGAACAGTCCTCCAGGAATATCCATTGTCTTCTGCTACCTGTTCCCATGTTTTACCGTTTAGATACTTTTCGGTCATGATCGTGCACTCGTCATCATCGTCCAGGGAATTTATTGCCTCTGTGATCTTAGACTGCTTATCCATCAGCTTATGCCTTTTATCATCGATCCTTTCTTCCAGGTTCGCCATCTGCTCCATGTACCCGGAAAATGTCTTGGGAGAGTATAAACCGGGCTAATCAGCCGCCAAGCTGTTACACCTGGCAGCCGTCAAAGTTAAACCGTTACTGTAGTGTCTTGCTAGATGCACTATCAGTAATGCTTTATTCGTATTTAATACAATAAAGAACTGCTGTGTTGGTTGGGCGAGACGTATATGTACCTACACCTCCAGTATCATTTCCTATAGCACTTTGACCATAGTTTCTCCAGTTGACTCCCAAACGATAACTATCTACTTCGGTCTGTGTTTCTGTAGTATTCGAATCAACTGACCTACTTTGAAGTAAACGGGTGGAGCCTCCGTATGCCATTAGGCCTAAATGATTTGTTGCTTTCTGATGTATACCTATATCACCTGAAAGTTTTTCTGTTTTATCTCCATGATATCCTCTTAAAAATTCGTTTCTTAAATCGGGTATGGCAAAGGTTGTAGTTCCGTCACCTCCAAAAAAATTATAAGAACCAAATTGATCTCTAATGAATTGTGAAAAATCTTTGTAATCAGCAATATTATAAATAGTTCCATCGCATATGAAGTAATGCTCGGGAGCACTTGTTCCCATATACGAAATTACAGTTCCAACTGGTGTACTATCATTGCCATTACCATTGCTATTACTATTACCATTGCTATTACCATTACTACAACACCCACAGTTAATTGTAATACAACTCTTTTTATCTTCGCACATATAATTTACCTCGCTTATGTTTTTTTAATAGCCTTCTTGTCAGAATCCATACAAATACCAATTTCAGAAGATTGCAGCTATCATGCTTACAGCCGACAGCCGCAGGGGTATTATTTCTTTGTGTATTCGATAACTACGTTGGCCGCACATCCTGAATATTTTCCGCTGTTGTTTAAGAAATGGTAAAGTATGTTGCCAGTTTCACTATGATAATACATATTTATTGCAGCAGTTAATCCAGTTGTTAAGTTATGGGATGTTGGTAACGTGAATTGAACTATATCATTATTTTCCTTCCCGTTTCCGTAAATATTGATCAGTCGATCGACTTTAAGTTCTGAAACATTAGCAAAGACAAGTGCATTACCGCTATCCTTAGCAAGTGTCCCAGAAATCACCTTACGATAAATCGGCTTACCATCAATCCATTTACCACATACAGTCTCTTCTGTAGAATATACGTTTTCTGAACCACCGTTACCACAACAACCATCACCACAACTTACCATCTGTAAACAATATCTATCAGACATTTTTTTCCTCCTCTGTTTTTTCAATTTTCCTAGTTTAAATAATACTATAGAAAAAGCGAGAATACCGAGAAAGTCAATTTTTCCCCAAATAATAATCATGTTTCAACCGGCAGTTATCATCCGTGTAACATCTCATCTTTCCCTTAAAAATTTGCTCCTTGTACAAGTCATTCATTCTATGGGCCACCTGCACCCAATTCATATTCTCCATGTAGTACAAAGTCATAATGTTTCTAATCTCCACCTTATCGATACCAGCTATGTACTCCTCCACCTCTCCGATCAGCTCTAGAAGCTCCTGCTCCTCGTCCATCAAGACGGCGTAACACCTTTCATAGGCCCTGGAAGCTCTCTGGGATTCAGGAAACGGATACCCGATGATCACAGCTGTTCCCAGAGGCTTCTTTCCTCTCTTCCCCATGGTCACTGTATCCGCTACCACATACCCCCGCTCCCTAAGCCTGTCCAAGTGTTCCTGCTTTTTCCGCAGCTGCTCCCGTAGAAGCTTCACCCGAGCAAGTGCATCGGAGTACTCAATCAAAATTTCTTTATCTATATCTAACACCTCCCTGTTGTTAATGTTTGCTCTGGATCTTCGGCTGGTGCCATGTCCCAACGGCGAACAACCACCCTGCCCGCTCACAAGTACACCTTTTCTGATCTGTGTCAGAAGGATATAATTTTCCACAACACAGGCATTTCTTGTTATTTGATATGGCTCTTGTCTTTTCCATCCTTCTCCACCTCCACTGACACAATCCTTAACCTCTCCTGAGGCACATCTATGTAATCGCCGTTGTCCAACAAGATCCCGATCAGGCCATCATTGCTACCAATCATACTCCCAAACTTCCTACTGGGATAAACCTGAACAACAATCTTATTATTATCATCTAGTATCACACTCTACCTTCTTTCTTTTCGCCGGCGGTTTCCGTAGCCCCCGATCTGAACATAAGCTTGTATATGTAAATGCCGGCATCGTTGCAGAGAAGGTCATGACAGGCGGTGCCTTTACTGCTATAGCTGCCTCTACCGTGGTGATTCTCTGCGCTTGCACATATTGATTCCGGCGCTCTTTTGGTGATTTTCTCAATCTGTACCCTCCTTATGAAAATCTTCGTTTAGCTGATCATTGATTCAGGCACTAATCCCGGATAATCAGAAATGTTCATCTGCCCTGGTATTTGCTCCTTATTCTTCGGAACTTCGTTCCATTTATTTTCCCATTCTACGCCTATGTAATCCAATACCCTACCCCAACCAAATCTTTCTCCGGTATCTTTGTTAACACAGCATTTGTACATCCAGAATTCCCACTCCTTTTCGTTCCGATCTCGCAGTTTATCAAACCTGTGAGGACGCTTCTCCATATGGATTCCAAAACCGCACATACTGCACCCGGTACGTTGTGCATCTGTGGTATAAAGCATCCCGTTATCGTCCCGATCTATTGTTCCATAAATTTTAGGGATAATAGTATCCAATGGTTCATATTCTTTCGGGCTTCCGCCTTTATTTTTCCCATACGGCTGTTCATGAAATGCTTCCGCAAACATATCTTTGTGTTCTTTGTACCATTTATCCATTTTGAACGCTAACATGAGAATATCGTTTCGCATGAAAGGGGCAAACGGTGCGCTACGAATTACGGTCTTTCCAAAGTAGTTACACCCATGATCTATAAGGGCTTCTTCTCTCTGCCCTCCTTCGCTTGCCATAAGTCCGAGGAAAGGACGGCTGTTATGCTCTTTGGCCCATTTGTCGCAAGGTTGTTCCTTCATGAACAGGCAACACTTGTTTGACACAAGGAAGTCCGGCATCTGGTAATTTACACTTTCATTCTCATTTTCATATCCACCGAACTTGTTAAGCCATTTCTGTGGCAGCTTCATACGGCTGTTCTTTGCATAATGCCCTTGTGCTCCGCATTCACCTGTAATGATTGCATGGCGGACTGTTTTATTCTTCTCCGTAGGGTGCTGCAGTGTATCAATGCGTCCAGCTATCTTTTTTGAGATGACCGGAAATCCTACTTCATTCAAGACAGCAACCTTACTCTTTCCAGGTGCTATGCTTATGATTCCCAGGGCTTTATGTACCCGTTGAATGCTCCTATCCTCCAAAGATGATACTGACACGGCAGGTACATCAATTCCAATGCTCTTAAGCCATAGATACAAAACTATACTGTCAAGACCACCAACGCTCACATGGGCGTTCAGTCCCCGCTTATCTAACTCAGCAATAAATTCATAGGCTCTCTGTTCCGCCCTCTTGATCTTCACCTCATAGGGTAGATTCTGCATTGCTGTAAACTGTGCCTTCTTTTTCTTCTTTTCTGCCTTCCACTCTTCTGTGGTCAATTCTTTATTTTCCATTTTTTGAAAGGAGCCAGGATATCCTGTCACGGTGGCCACCGCTCCAGCCTCCTTTCATATTTAATTAATTGTTACTATTTTCTTTTTCTGGCATACACTCAAAGTGTATGTGCAACTCACTCCGTCTCCTGATTTCTCACATCTTTTAACTGGTATTTTCCTCAAACCCTTTCACAATCCGATAAACGATTCCTCGCAGCTGCCCTGCATATTCAAGGACCAGATCCGCATCCTGTTGGCGGAACACTGCATAGCTCACCTTTTCCAAAATTCCGGATTCCCTGATCGCTGAATTGATCTCCGTGTATTTCTCCTTTGCTTGGATCCGTTCAATCTGCAAATTACTAAGCACTATGTCTTGAAGGATTTCTTTTGTCATGGACCTAAGTTTTTCCTTTAGCTGATTGTATGATTTCTGGTACTTCGTTGTAAGAAGCTCCAGGGGTACATTTTCTCTATTCCTCTTAAGACGATCCAGCAGGAACCGGTATTCATTCATATATGTTTCTTCTATCATAGAGTAACCTCCGTAACACAGCAGTAACCTTTTGCTTGTTACCACTCAAATCCGCATAAAATAAAGGTTTTATGGGTGAAGTAACACAGTAACACAGATTTTTATAGTTCCATACGCGCGAGACTTTTTATTAAAAACATTGTTAAATTCATCACACATATTTTTATTTTATTTCTCATATATAGGTAGTGTTATTTGTTTGTTACTGTGTTACCATGCCGTAAAAATGCCCTCAAGCCCTGATAAATACTAGCTTTTTGCGGTGACACACGATATGTTACTTTACTACTTAAATGGGAGCTCTGCCTGACCATTATCAGCAATTTTGACAAATCCGTCCTTATCTACATCATTGTTGAGTTTGAGAAAGACGCACCGGACCTTATTACCATTGAAACTTTTTACTTTGTCCAGAACTTTTCTGCTCTTTATTCCATCTGTTTGCAAAAGGTCTTTGCGGCTCGCCCAAGAAAGGAATGAAGCCTTTGAGAATCCACCATCTCTGCACAACGCGGTAAATGCAGTGGTATAAATAATCGCATAGCCACTTTCGATTACGCCCCACTTCTCCATATTCTCGTTGTCCTCATTAAACCGAGCCGGATTCATAGCTACCTTGTCCATGATAAATTGATAGCAGCGTTCATTGTCTGAAAGTTCATTACGGTCCACCAGGACCTCTTTAGCTTCCTCCAAACTGATATACTCCCCGTCTTTAAAAAGGTAATCCGTAGCGATCTTATCCGCCGTGAGGACAATGGAGAGAGATAGGCTCTGCTTCTGCATCTTCTCATCATCGGCCAGCTGCCTTGCAAATTCTTGCTGGATCTCCCTGATCTTCTCAATACCAAGTTCTTTTATGACCTCAACAAATTCTCGGCCGGCATGTCCGTAATTCCGCTTAACCAGTTCTGCAGTATTGCCAGGGCTTTCAAAAACGCGATCGCCGCACTCTATTTCAAGAATACGGTTAATTGCTCCGCCCTGAGTCACATAGGAGCTTAAAGGCCGCTCTCCGTTCGTCAAAATACAGTTCTTCCAGTGGTTCTCCCGATTCAGTCCCAGGTCTTTATTAGAACGGGTTTTCCCCTTTCCGGAACATAGATCATATACCAGCCCCTCAAAGTTATCTTCGATTTTTCGGTTCTTTTTGCTGGAATCGTCCAGAATCAAGGGAAGGTTATTTAACAAGTCACAAATAGCCTCCAGTCCTACCTCCGTGCCCTTATAATCCTTTATGTAAGCACTCTCGTCCGGATCAGCCCAGACCGATGCTGCCACCATCAGGGATACGGTCTTACCGCCTTCCGTTTCTCCCCAGAGATCAACAAAATATGGAAGACCACCAAGTGGCTGAACCAGTACGCTGGAAAACGCTGCAGCCAGCATAAACTTGATCTCAATTCTCCCGGCTTTACGCAGGGTTGACATATGATCAAACCATTTTATCCGACTTCCGGCTTGTCCAATGCTTTCATAAATCTGCCGGAAGCGCACGTCTCCATCAAAGACAATTTCTGTATCATAAGGCAAGAACCCTCCACGGATCCAGCCCAGCTTTGACGTTGAATACTGAACAGCTATATGCTCCTCATTGGCATTTTCCACATCAGCAAGATATCTCACCAAATACTTTGCATTCTCGCTGGTAACGGCAATCCCACGGCCTGATAATGACACAATCTTATTAGCTGATGTGACCATAGTCTTGGGAACGATGATCTCCTCCCACCGGCCATTCCGTTTATAGGCCAGCTTGATCTGTTCTTCCCCTGTTTCCAGGTTCTTCAAACGCTCGATCGGAAGAATCGGATGATAGCAGGCCAGTATATCTGTATATCCCGTAGACGGGTTTCTAAGGCAGATCCCGTTTTCTGTGGCAAGCCATTCCTTGCACTGCATATTGTCATAGGGGCCTGAAAAATTTGTCCAATTATCAAGGTAGCTGGGCATCCTGCTCTTTTCCCGTTCCTGGCGCTTCATTTCCTTTTCAACCCGTCTAAAGGCGGCCACCATATCCCTGAATTCTGTTTTTACTTTTAGCTCCGCAGCTCTTACACCGAGGGAAGCAAGGAGCTCCGATCGGTACAGCTCGTCTTCCTGGTCAAAAACTTTTGTCAAAATTTCACTGGATAATATTGTTTCTGCCGTGAGTTCATTCAACGGCACCATGCTACCACCTCGCTTCTATTTCATTTAATTCTGCCTGCACATAAAGCTGATATTGCAAGGCATTGTAACTATCACACCAGACGTCACTGAAAGGCTCTGAACGGTCCATATATGCCCGGAAAACACCTATGAGCATACAGTTGAGCCATTTCTTTTTATCGAGCCTCTCCTGCTCTTTCCTCAGCATGTCCCGGTGCTTCTGGGACTTATAAACGGTCAGCCTGGAGGCAAAAGTCGGCTTTTCATAGGTTCCTCCAAGGACATGAAACGCCTCTTTAAAGGAAATACTTTCCATCAGTTCTACAAAAGAAAAGATGTCTCCGTTGGCTCCACAGGCATGACAGTGAAAATCCCGGTCGTAAACCTTAAGGGAAGCCTGCCGGTCCCCCTCATGGAAGGGGCAGGAAATGAACCCCCTCCTATTCAATTGAAAGCCGTACTGGGAAACAATATCCCTCATGCTGTATGTAGACTTAATCTCTTCTACCGTCAATTCAATCACACCTCTGCAAATATTCCTTAAGCTCTCGATGCAGGATATCCCTAATTAGCTTTCCAGTTGTCTCAGGCTTGCAAAAATCAAGCTGCATTCCATACCTTGCCCGAAAAGCATCAATACTGGCAACCAACGCCTGCGGCTTTAGGAGACTGCGATATTTCCCGTTATAAGCCTTTTCCCAGTTATCTCCCTCTACCAGCAGATAAACTTTTGTCCCAGCTTCTGCAGCCCGTTCAAATTCGCGTTCAAACCGGGGCCGCTCCTTTCCAAAACACATGCATAGTTCGTCCAGGTTCATTTTCCGCTCAATAACCACCTTGGTAGAGAAATCGAAAGACTCCTCTCCAGGAAGTGTACATTTGCATGAATAATCCCCAACGGCCAGTTTCTGACGCTCATAAGGTAGCCCCGTGGCCTCCAGGCGCTTTTTAAGACGCTTCGTTGGCTGCTCTCTTGTGTCTACCAGCAGAACCATAGATTCCACGCAGCGGTCAATTTCAAAGTTCGTATATGCCATACAACCACCTTAGTTAAAGGGTAGACCTTCATCTTCTACGCCGTCTGGAATGTTCATAAAGCCATCTCCGATAGGATTTGTAAATGGTCCGGCCTGAGCCTGCCCGTTCCCCTTCTTTAATAAGGTATCTCCCGGTACTTCAAATTTTCCAGATCTTACTTTTTCTGCCGATACAAGGCTATGACAGTTCGTGAAGAAACCTCGGCGACCTTCAAACTCATACTCTTTGTTATTGAATAAAGCTCCAATCTGCTTACCCTTTAATGTCTGCTCGTCCCAATTCCAGTGATAGCCTGAATTGGATTCCTCAAAGTTGGTGATTGCTGTTTTGAACCTTCGCATTGTCCATTCGTCCTGCTCACTTCCGTCATCCTTAGGCACCCGTATCCGATATGTACCTTTCCACTTTTTATCCTCGCTGGTTTGGGCTTTATAGTTGTTGGAGAAGAAATCTTTCTGCTCTCCCTCAAATACATCAAACGAAAGCTGTATCACATCTCCCCACTCATTTGTCTGATACTTTACATCTAAAATTTTTAATACATATCCACCAACCGGAAGTCGTCCCGTGTCGGAATAAGCCTGTGCCTGTGTATAACCATTTAATTGTCTCATTTAAAATTCCTCCAATGCTTGAATTACTTGTACAATGTCATTTTCTATTTCAAAGGTATCAAATGCCCCCAACGGGGATTTTGCTGTGCTGTTTTTGGCCTGCGTCTCAAACAGATATTTTCCATCAACGCTTTTTGAAAGAAGAACCGTTGTAAATTTGCTTTCGAGAACAATCTTATCCAGCTTCTTCCCGGAAGTCTTAATCCTGGTGAACATATAGCCATTTTCATCATGATCCGTCTGTGTATGAGCCGTAAAAATAACCGTCAGATCGTCGCGGTAGTCGTAGCACTCACAAACCAGATCCCAGACACATGCAGCCAGATCCACCCACTTGTCAAATCCTTTCTCCTTACTCCGGCGCATTTCATCTGCCACCATAAGGCCATTAATCGTATCAATTACAATGGTCTTAATTCGAGGACAATCCTGTGCCAGCTTTTTAATATACATCCGAACCACATTAGCGTCATCGCATTTTAAGTAGTTCTTATTCTCCTCGTTATACTGACCTCTCCAGCCTTTCCAGGACAGTCCTTTCTTGTCCGCATCTATGTAATATGTAGATTTGGGATCTAAATTCCTCATGGAAGTTGTCTTCCCAGAACCGGACTCACCTGCAATACAGATTACTTTTGACATTACATTTCCTCCTTATCTTCTCTATATACTCTTATGAAATCTCCCGAAAAGAACCAGTCTACCATTGCATTCTGGAATTCTTCTTTCAGAGAGGGATCTGTATTAATTTGTTCCGTAACATAATCAAAAGCCCGATCCTTTTCTATATCGATTCCCTTTTGTGAGCAAATGCCTTGATAGCCTATAAAATCCTTTTCTGTCTTTAACATCTTAATCCTCCAAAAATTCCGCAGCTTCCATTTTGTTCATTTCAGTCAGTACAAAATGATATACTTCCTTATCCTCCAGATCCTTCTCGCTGTTTTCATAATCAGTCAGTTTCTCCCTGAGAAGAATCCAGAGCTTACGATATTTCTTACTCATCTTTTTCTACCTCTACGGGAAGCTCAAATCCCAAAATGCTAGCAATGTCCTCCCGCGAAATATTGTAATCACTTTTAATAGTAAATGCTTTTAAGGCTTCTGTTCGCGCCATAGCACGTATTCCATTCTCATAACTGGCTAAAGATACATTAACCATAATAGTTCCATCTTCCATCTTGATTTCCTCCTGAGCCCTATGTATAATAAGGGTGTAAATTAATTACCAGTTACTTGGATTCCCTGGCTGTTCCCGCAGCTGGGGTCTCTTTTATCCTTCCGGCATATATCGATTATCTTGATCATCTCATCATAAAACTTCGTCATAAACGGGTCGACTTGTCCATCAACCTTACTAATCCAGTCCGCTATAAAGGCCTCATAGTCTATGTCACTCATTGGAATACACTTTTCAATGAGCTCTTTTACTGCCTGCAAAAGTTGGTTGTCCAGTTCTTGATTCACCATGGCTTGCCCCCTCTCGCATCACTTCCAACGAGCCGCATACCGCAAACAGCAAGGCCAAGCTTGCCAGAAAAATAAGTGCCATCTTCATATAGCATATAACCTTGTCCATTACGGGGTGTCTGCTTTGGTCAGTGTAATCATCTAAGTTATCAAAGTACTTTTGCATTGCCTTCACCCCTTACTTTCTTCTGCTAATTTAAGCAGATACTGATCCCACTTGTTTACATCCACCTGCCATCTGCGGCCTACGCGGATTGCTGGGGATCCTTTTCTTTTAAACAAGGATTCTATCGTGTTGTGGCTTATGCCGTGGCGATCAACACAGTCCTTGATTGTTAGGAATTGCTTGTCCGACATTGTTCTCCCTCCTCTCATAATCCTTGCATAGGTACCGACGGCTACGATCAGGGCTGCGATTGCGGTACCGTCAGGACTTGCATGATAATGTAATTTCTATATGTATCACCATATCCTTCTTGTAAAATTTTCCATTTTTCCTTATACTGTTCTTACAGTCCATACTGGACCGAGTACAAAAGAAAGGGGAGTTTTTTATGAAACTTAATCCCGAGTGCATAAGAGATATTTTATTTGAAATCGAATCAGAAACATCTTTCGGCATATCATTCGAATATGAGCCAACAAGAGGAAAAGTAACTGAACGTCTTCAAAAATATGAACCGGAAGAAGTTTTTTATCACATAAAGCAATGTGAATTAAATGGTTATTTATACAATGTCTCTTGGTATATGGATCCCAGTTGCATGGTGACTGATCTGATGCCAAAAGCACACTCTTTCCTATCAGATATTCGTGAAGATACCAATTGGAGTAAAACCAAAGAAATTTCTAAAAAGGTTGGTTCCGCATCTCTAAACGCATTAACAGAAATAGCAACTGGTGTTATTTCTTCTCTGATTCAAAAGCAACTTGGCCTACAATGACAGAAAGCACAATTCTAAGCTCCGCTGGTTGTCTGGCGGAGCATTTTAATTCATAGCCCGCTACATGCTCCAACTTCTTTTCATCGAGGAAAATATTCCCTTTAGAATCCACTGTCAATTTATGCACTCTCTCACCTCCTCCTTTTCAATGTACTGTTATGTATCCTTGAGTCTTCTAGTAAGCTGTCTACGGTTACACCCAATAATTTTGCAACCCTTTGAATCTTATCTACAGACGGAATGTTCTCATTCCACTTACAAATGCTACCTTTTGAAAGTTCTGCATCCTTTTCTAATTTGTAAATTGAAATTCCTTTTTCCTCTGCGAGAGCTCTTATCTTGTCGAAAAACACAAAAACACCTCCTTAATTGAAAATTTTCATCTAAAACTATTGACATATAGGCGAAAATATTCTATCATCTTTATAGATAAACTGATTTTTTTCATGCTACATAACTTCTGAATTGGCATTCATTGAGTGGCAAGGGCATTTACTTGAATATTTTCATGTCATGCCTTTATATTACATGAATATTTTCAGTTTGTCAATGGTTTTTCCGGAAAATTTTCATGTAATTTAAGGAGGCATAAAATGTCACTAAAAGAACGTATTCGTGAACTTTGCAAGATTAATGGGATTAGTATTCCAAACCTTGAAAGTGAGCTTGGTTTCGGCAGTGGTACCATTTCAAAATGGGACAAGTCTGCGCCGTCAGTAGATAAGTTACAGAAGATTGCAGAACGTTTTGATGTATCAATGGATTTTCTAACAACAGGACAAGAGTATAATCGCGCTCCTGAAACTTTAGCTGCTCATTTTGACGGGGGTGATCTGTCAGAAGAGGAGATGGAAGAAATTATGAATTACGTTGAGTTTGTGAAAAGCAGACGAAATAAATAGAATTATGCGGGGGCAACAGAGTAATGAATGAGTTAGAAAAAGAAGAACAGGAAGCGGCAGACGTTGGTTTACACATCGACTATGTTCCTTTTAAGAGTGAAAATATTAAAGGCTTATACTGTGATGGGTCTATAGCAATTAGTAATCGCGTTGAAACGTGTGTAGAAAAAGCATGTATACTTGCTGAAGAATTAGGGCACCATCATACATCTTCTGGTATAATTTTAAATATGGAAAGTACCGCTAATCAGAAACAGGAAAATTTTGCAAGGCTCTGGGCCTATAATAAAATGGTCACAATAGAAAAAATAATTTCCGCTAAGGAAGCTGGTTGCTGTAATCGATATGAGATTGCTGAACATCTTTGTGTAACTGAGTCTTTTCTCCAAGATGCAATAGATTGTTATCATTCAAAGTATGGCCTCGGCTTCCAAAAGGGTGAATACATAATATTATTTGAGCCATTCAATATCTATAGAATGACGGGAAGTGTATCGAAATAGAAGTTTTACATTAAGATTAAAATAGCCATAGGCTTTTTAATAATATTTTTAAGAAAGAAGGAAATGAGTATGGGAAAAGAAAAACCAACAACAAAAATTTGTAAGCATTGCAAAACAGAGATACCTTATGGTGCAAAGATATGTCCGCAGTGCCGCAAAAAGCAAAAAGGAAAAGGCGGCTTAATTGCCATAGCTGCTGTTGTCGTGATAGGAATTATTGGCGCGGCATCAGGAGGTGGCTCTAATAAGACCCAAGCCGGACCTGCCGCAGAAGCCGGAGCTAAAGTTACAACCGCAGAAGTTACGGAAGCAGCAATTGAATATACTGCTTATAGTGTGGGCGATATGATGAGTGATTTAAAAGCAAACGCCCTGAATGCAAGTGAGAAATACAAAGGACAGTATGTGGAAATCACGGGAGAACTTAGCAATATAGACTCAGATGGCAAATATATATCTTTAACACCTTCAGATGAAGCTTTTGCAATTATCGGCGTTCAATGTTATATAAAGAATGATGATCAGAAAAGCAAGGTCGCAGGAATGACAAAAGGCGAAGCTGTTACTTTAAAAGGAAAGGTGACACAAGTAGGCGAGGTATTAGGATATTCACTTGATATTACAGAAATAAATTAAATATGAATTACAAAAACCGCCCGGTGCTGGTAACACCGAACGGCTTTACATAGATTTCTCTTACCGGACTTCCGGAAAGATATAACTACCTAGTCAGTAGAATTATATCATTTTCGAAACGTCCTGGCAAGGGGCGTATTTTTGTACCCAAAAATAAGTTGTGACATCACAACTCACGAAAGGAAATGATATTATGGCTGAGAAAAAGAAGAAAAGAAAGGATGGACGATACTCCAAACAAGTAACCATAGGACTAAGGAACGGTAAGCCGATCCGTAAAACCATTTACGGAAAAACGCAAAAAGAACTGGACAAAAATTATAGGGATTTCATGAGTTTAAAAGATAAGGGGATTATTCTGCAAGAAATAAATATGACCTTCCGAGAGCTTTCGGAGCTATGGCTTACGAATGAAAAGATAGGGAGTGTTACAGATCAATCCATAACCGTTACTCGCAGCGAGCTAAGAACCATAAATTCTTATATCGGAGATATCAAAGTAAAAGACTTAAAACAGAGCCACATTGAGAGCTTTCGAAGTTCGATGATCAATTCCGGTAAACCCATCCGTTATAATACGTGCTTAGGCAGAATCCGAGCAATAATACGTTATGCCGTGTACAAGGAAATACTAGCAGTAGACATCACAGCAGGCATGAAGGACATTAAAAATGCAAGGAGGACAAAGAAGCGAGCCTTAACATCATCAGAACGGCAGCTTATTGATAATGCGGAATTAAATGACTTTGAACGCTGCTTTATTAGCCTCCTTCTATACACTGGCATGAGAAAATGTGAGGCACTAGCATTAAATGTGTCCGACATAGATTTTAAAAAGAGGCGTATTGAGGTATCAAAAACATTGGTTACCAGTAAAAAAACTAGTTGCTGTTTACAGGAGTACACAAAGACAACCGCTGGAAAACGGTATATCCCTATACCGAGCCTCCTACTTCCAGTCTTACTTGAGTACACAACTGGGCAATCCGGAATTCTATTCAAATCAAAAACTGGCAGCTATATAGGCCTAGGCTCCTTTAATGGACGATGGAATAAAATCCTTCAGAAACTGCAATCCATATCAAAAACTCCGTTGCCAAGTGATATCACCGCGCACATCTTCCGGCATACCTACGCAAGCGATCTTTACAAAGCTGGCGTGGATATTAAGCAGGCCCAATATCTCTTAGGACACGATGATATAAAAACCACCCTGGACACTTACACTCATTTTGGATACACGGATGTAAAAGTGGATAAACTTGAGTCATATTATAATGCAGTCAAGATGCAGTCAAATGAAAAGATAGTAGCCCTCAAACACGCATAA